TGGTACGAGGATAGAGACTAAGAGTGCTAAGGACCCGAGGACACTTGCGATGAGAGCGCCTAACGGGATACTGGGGTGTGAGGCAAGTCAGCTTGATATGGAGACTTTCTTCAGACTACGGGGCAGGTGTGCGCCTAGGCGGGGGTGGATGTTCCTTGCAGGGACGTTTGAGGGGAGTTTAGGGTGGTATCCGCAGATGTTCACGGCATGGGCATCCGGTGCGGAGACTGATGCGAGGGCTTTCTCGCTTCCTAGCTGGACTAACACGCATTTATATCCCGGGGGTTCTACTGATCCTGAGATAGTGAGACTGAAGGAGGCATCCAGTGATGACTTCTTTATGGAGAGGATTGAGGGGAAGCCTAGTCCGCCTCGTGGACTGGTATTCTCGGAGTTTCGACCCGATATGCACATCAACGAAGTGGAGTATGACCCCGGAACACCGGTGCATCTGTGGATGGACCCCGGATATGCGGGAGCATACGCCGTTGAGGTCGTGCAGGTTAAAGGCGAACAGATATGTGTTATCGATGAGATATATGAACAGGGACTTGTGACTGACGAGATCATAGATATCGCCCAGTCACGTCCGTGGTGGAAGGATGTCCACTTTGGGGTGATTGATATAGCGGGTACACAGCACCAGGCTATGGCAGCACCCACGGAAGTGTGGCTGAACCAGACAGGACTGTACCTGTCTTCCCAGAAGATAAAGATTAACGAGGGCACGGAGAGATTGAAGGGATGGCTCAAGATAGATGCGAAGACCCACGCACCAAGAATAGTCTTCTCGCCTAAATGTAAGGGTGTATTATCTGAATTCGGGGCTGTAGCCAGTCCACTGGATGGTCAGACACGGGCCTATAGGTGGAAACTTGACCGTGATGGTAATATAGTGGGTGACACCCCCGAGGATAAGAACAACCACGGAGTAAAGGCGTTGATCTACGGGCTGATAGACAGGTTCGGATATGGGTATATAGAGCATCGGAACAAAATCTCCGTGAAACGGTGGGTGTAAATGGTACGCAGAAAGCCGGAAGATATCATAGCGCTGGTGGATGGACATTATGATGCCACCGAACCCCTCCGTGACCGCATGGAGGATGACCATTCCCTGTATAGATTAGATCCCTACGATGCAGGGGAGGGATATCAGAGCTACACGTCGAATGAACCACAGACCTTTGCGGATAAGGTGATCGGATGGATCACCAGCGCAGAGATGACCGTGCGTGTACCCCACGACGGTGCAGACCAGGAACTGAGAACCAAGAACGACGAGAAGGAACGGTTCCTTATAGGCATACTCAAGGCAGCCGATGAGCGCCTGTGTTCCCTGATGATGCCCCAGCTAAGGGATCAGCTTGCATGGTATTCCACAATCCGTGGCTGGTATGCAGGCAGGGCACTACTCGCCAAGCGTGAAGACGGTTCTACTTATGTGGATATCACACCGTGGGACCCACTTCATACTTACTGGGGTCTTGGCCCGGAAGGGCTGGACTGGGCCTGCCACAAGATGATTAAGACTAAAGACCAGATATTTGCACAGTACAATGTGAAAGTAGACTGGGATACCCCCCAGACCGCAGAGGGTTCTTTCGTTTACGACTTCTATGACAAGGAAATGAACACCATTGTCATATATAACGGGAACACCAATAGTCCCCTGACACGGGTAGTAAAGAAACAGACACGACACGGAGCATCAAGAGTACCTGTATTCCTTGGCCCTGTCGGTGCAACCCCGCTTATAGTGGGTCTGGCTAACACATCCATAACGGACACCGTAGCCGATATGGGAGAAAGCGTGTTTAGATCCACGAGGGAACTGTATCCCAAGCATAACCTGATGATGAGTACCATGCTGGAACTGACTGCACGGTCACGTAGACAGGGGCTGAAGGTGCGCTCAAGGGACGGAACAAAGACACTTGATGAGGACCCGTACCTGGAGGGCTCGGAAATCTCCCTTGCACAGGGAGAAGAAGTAGAACCTCTTGGCCTGCTGGAGGTGGCAAAGGAGACGGGAGCCTTCATGGGCCTCGTTGCAGGTGAACTCCAGAGGGGTTCTCTGCCCCACTCGGTGTACGGCGAAGTGCCCTTCCAGCTATCCGGATATGCCATCAACACCCTGCGACAGGGTGTGGATACAGTGGTAGGGAAGTACCTCCGCTCTATCGAGAAGGCATACCAGATGATATTTAATATTATTGCCGATCAGTATTCTTCCGGTTCGTACAAGTCAATGGAAGTATCAGGCATGGATAAGAACCGTACCTACTTCTCACAGGAGATAACACCAGATGTTATCAAGGGAGCCGGGGCTCCGGTAGTACACCTGATCGGACAACTGCCACAGGACGACATGACCAAGTTCTCTATGGCACAGATTGCACGTGAAGGCCCGACACCGCTGCTGTCTGACAGGGCGATACGGGATCGTATCCTTGCAATACAGGACGCAGACCAGATGGACGATGCGATCAAGGAACAGCTTGCCGAGAAGATGCTGCCTGAAGCCACACTGTGGTCGTTGCTACAGGCTGCCGAAAGGCAGGGACGTGAGGACTTGGCAGAGTTCTATCTTGGTGAACTGGTGGGTATTCTGTTTGAGAAACGGCAGGCACTTCAGGCTCGTATGGGCGCTGGCATGACGCCCCCTGGGCCTGGAGGACCTCCAATGCCTGGTGGGCCGCCCCCGATGGGTGGCCCTCCGGGTCTACCACCGGAAGTAATGCCTAACGCTATGATGGGTGTGCCGCCACCTATGCCCGTACCACAGGCAGGGCCGGTAGTACCTCCGGGTACTCCAAGGCCCGGCGCACAGGGAGGTATGTAGATGGCACAACCGTGGAAGCTACCTTCATCCAGAAGAATTGATATAGACAATATACCTGCCACGTTTAGCAGCCTGTCTCAGCTTTCGGGCATGAGCAGGGATGCTACGATGGCAATGTTGTACGGAGATTCCCTGTCTGAAGCCATGATGGGCGAGGAAGAAGCCCTGTATGGAGGGGCAATGCCCCCCGGAATGGAGATAGACAGGGAAAATGCACTGGAAAAGACCAAGTTTCAGATGGAAAACCCCAATGCCATCATGACACCGTGGGGCCCATCCCTCGCACCGGAGGAAATGGACATCATGTTGCAGGAAAATGATGGCCTTGAGGCCCTTCTTGATGTACCAGAGTCACAACATGCGTCCTTAATGGCTGAGGCAGACATGATTATGGACCAGATGAGTGATGAACTGGACGATGTTATGGATGTTGCGGACGACATAGGCATGAGAGAGAACATGAGTCCGTTTGAAGCAGCCAAAAACATTGCAGGAGACGCCCTTCTGGGCGCAATAGACTTCTTATTCCCACCTGATACAGCCTATGGGGCAGAGACGGGGATGCCCGATCAGACTGACCAGATTCTGGATGGCGCTCCAGCAGGTCAGAGGCCGTCAGTTGAAGAGGCAATGCTCTCAGGAGATGCTCTTATGGGAGATATAGGTGCTAGTATGGTAGATGGCCCGTTGTCATTTGCTGATGCTATGGCACTGGGGGTAACAGGTGACCCCAACTTCGGTCGTGGCGACCCAAGTATATTACAACCTGAAGTTGTTCAGGCGGGTGCGGGAGACATAACGCCAACCCGAAGACCGTCAGAGTCGGTAATTCAGGTAGATCCAGAGGTATCTATGAGCTTGGATGCCCTCATGGAAGAAACCGCTGATAACCCCGAAAGTTTTCTTGAAGAGATGATGATCCTAACTCAACCTTCATCAGACCCAGACAACCCTGGATCTATGATCGATCCAGCTATTACACCAAACGAGTTACGGTCATGGCTTGATAGCAAGGATATTAGATACGGACACCCGCTTATGCCTGTTGTGCCACAACTGTATGAGTCAACCAGGACACTAGGCGGTAGAGAGGATGTGGGCGAGGGTGTAGGGGCTGGGCCTCAACCGTCAATGACCGCCGGCGCTCACATCAGAGAGGGGGCTACTAGCGCGAGGAACCTACCTGGGAATCAGAACCTGCTCAAACCATTTTATGAAACTATGAATAAACTGGAAGATGCAGGCAGGCCGGATGTCAGGGCAGCTATGGGTCAGATATTCAATGATACGACAGCCCTCTTCTGGTTCTGGGAGGGTGATAAGGCTTTCAAGGTAAAAGACAATCCTAAGCAACTTGAAGATCAGTATGGCGCGTTCCTAGAGAAATATGTTAAAGACCCTAGTTCTTTCCGGGGGGGTAAGCAGTTTAATGACAGGATACAATGGTTGGGCGGACTCATGGAGAAGGAACAGCAGGGACTAATTTCTGCTAATCCTTGGGTGAAGGCTCGCTTTAGCGATAATGCTCAGAATACCAAAGTACTTTCAGACCTATACAGGACTGGTGGTAGCAGGGATTATTATGCAAGCGGTATTCATTCCACCTTGGGAGAAATGAGAAAATACTGGGAAGGTATGGGCGAGTCTAACACGGACGTATTCAGGCGTTTGACTGCCCCACGCACGGAACAGGTAGAGGACGCGAGTCAGGTTATAGATGACACTGATGCTATACTGGGGCCACCGGAACCTGTACAGGCAGGCTGGAATGGTCAGGCTATTTAAGGGGGCTAGATATGGTAAATCAATATGATCCGTTAACACCTGAATCACCTATACAGGGTGGATGGGGTGGTCAACAGGCTTTAGATTTAGGATGGGAAGACCTGACAGCAGGGGCGCTTCCTGCATATACTCCAGAGCAGGAGTGGAGTCAGTTTATGACCGGTATACGCCCACAGTGGCGATATCGTCAGCCTCTTCAGGAGATGAAAGGCAGGCTACAGGCAAGGTATATGCTGGAGAGGCCGTATATGGAGCCGACCGGCCCTGACTACGCCTCACCTACATTCAGGTCTTTTTTGAACCAGTATGCCCAGCGCCGTGCTGAACCCACGGGGAGGTACGGAGGAGCAACTGTTCCTTTGGGGGACTTGGAGGCAAGAGCCCGAGAAGCATCAAATATTAGTTCTATGACCGGACAGGATTATCTTGCTTATGCGGGACAGTTTGATCCGCTGAGCCAAGAGGCAAAGAGGGCAGATTGGTACAGGAGCCAGTATGGTACTGGTCGGGAAGCAGCAGAAAACAGGATGGCACTGGCAAACCTATTAGCCCTGCAACGTCGTGGTGGGCAGGGTGTGTATACAGGGGCTATGGCAGATGCTATACGAAACTCAATGTATGAACTCCGTGCTGCACGACAGGCACAAGACCAACCAGGTACTTTCTTGGATTGGTACTTAGGGCGACGGGGCGGACAGGGAGCGGGTGCGGCAGCAGGCCCAGCGGCAGCAGGCCCAGGGGCTGTCGTACCGCCTATTCCCACTGGTCCACCCCCTAGTGATTTAGATGCTTTGACTGGTATGAATCAAGGCCCGACATATAACCAATGGCTACAAGACAGAGGTCCAAGGCCAGAGATATTACCTGACACACCGCAAGGTACATCCCAAACACCGGCTATTTATCCTTTTGAAAGTCGGGGTAGATTAACACCAGAGGCGAGGTTCGATCCAAGGAGTAGACTTCAGTTTGATCCCACCATCCCACCATCACAGATAGTTGAGGATAGGGACAGGTTAGAATTCGACCCAACATTAGGCCCCGACCCTCGCAGTAGATTACAATTTGATCCTACCATACCGTCGTCGCAGATAGTCGAGGACAGAAGCAGGTTGGGTTTAGATCCAACACTAGGCCCAGATCCTAGAAGTAGGCTGAGGACCGATCCAATTATTACACCAGAACCTGATCCTCGTAGTAGACTGGAGTTTGACCCCACCATTCCACCGCTACAAGTGCCTCCACTACCGGAGGACAGAAGTAGACTGGAGTTTGATCCGACATTAGAACCTGATCCTCGTGGGCGGTTGCAGTATGAAGCACCGTCTATGGTTGAACCACAACCCTCCCTGTCATTTGCCGACGCGATGGCATTAGGAGTAACAGGAGATCCAAACTTTGGTCGTGGTGAACCAATGATATCACAGCCAGGGGTTGTTCAGATGGGTGCAGGTCAACCTCCAATGCAGCAGAACCTGCCATATCCTGTAAGGGCGCCACGTCCAGAGATGCCGACCATGCCACAGCCTGTAGGAGGGCTACCCCCAGAGGTGCAGTTAAGGGGACCAGAAGACCGTAGTAGGCTAGAGTTCGATCCGACTCCGGGGCCGAGACTGTCTCCACAATGGGAAGACCTGACAGGATTTGATCCTCGGGGTGGGTTACGGGTTGAAGCACCATCTCCTTCAGCAGCACTATGGGGTGGAGATACAGCAGAAGGCGAAGATAGAAGTCGCTTACAGAGAGAAGTTCCGATTCAGAGTAGGGCTCCCGGTCTATTGAACGCTCCCATAAATGCCTTTGCTGACTTCCTGCGAAACCATCCGGGTGGTGGTCAGGGATTATTGAGTCAAAGCCTTCCCGCACTTATGAGGGCTAACCCCAATGCATGGGCTCAAATACAGGCGAGTCCGTCACGACAAAGGGAGATAGAGCAACTGGCACAGGGTATCCCCGGCCTTAGTCCTGTAGAGGCACGAGCTAGGGCATCAAGGCTAAGGAAACTACTAGGGGTATACTCTGGGGAAGAAGAGGAGGGATAGAGATGGCTACACCTAGCAATCCGTTTCACGATTACCTGTCTAACCAGGGAAGCTGGCAACAGATGCTTCTTGCCGAGATGCCACAGGAACAGTATTACGGTGCGGCAGCCGGACGAAGGTTCGGGGCACGTAGTCCAAGGCGTCAGCGGTATTTTCAGGACGCATACGGAGATATCATGAAAGACTGGATGGGTGAGCAGGGTCGAGCCATGAGTGAGGGACGTGACCCAATGAGCTTTCAGTCTTTCCTTCAGAGTGATCCGTGGACTAAGAGATACTCTGCCCTACCGCAATCTGCCCGTGGAGTAACGGGTGTAGCAACGAATCCGAGAACTAGGTTCTTGTATAACTTCTAATGACACAGCAACGCAAACCACACGAAAGAGAAGAGTGGATTAACCTACGCCGGAAGCGGACTCAGGAACGGTTGAAGGCGCAGCAGGAATACTATGACTTCAGGGCAGACCCGCGTGAGCAATATAAATCACCTCTGCAACGAGTGGTTGAGCCCTTGGTTAGGCCAGTTACAGAGGCAGTGGGTAGGTGGCCTAAAGCTATATTGGGTCCGGGCGCACCGTCTGTTGGTGAGGCTTTAGGTGGTTTAGACCGAGCAACGAGGCTATCTGGGCTTGGGGTGGATATCGGGGCGCAGGTAGGCCCTGTAGCTCCTGTGATAGGAATGGCGACGGATGCCGCCAGACATATCGGGGAACAATTCCCAGATGAACCAAAGGCCCCCGTAGCGTTACAGCAGTTTGCTGATTACCTCCCCGGAAGTGGTGGTAGTCTACGCGATGCATTTGGTGCGTTTGCGAAACCAGCCATGAGGGGTGACATAGATACCGGCATCGCAGCCTTTCATGATGTAAGAGACAGGGGGCCTGGGT